GTGCATAAATGATGAAGTTGAAATTGCTGTGGGAGCTTGTATAGCTGTTTCTATTAAACATCTTAAAGATATTTGGGATTATTACTTAGAGCCTTGGGGTTATCGTGATAGGGGTGACGACATTCAAGTATCTCTGTCTATGACAGACTACTATAAAAAATTACACAGAACTATTGAAGCTTCTGTGACGCTATTAGATGAAGGAACTGTAGGATTAAATAAACATCCTGATCATTTTAGTAAGAGATGGAAAGTAATCCAAAATTTTAGTTCCCCTTTTAAAGCTTCTTAAAATTAAAGATTGGACACTAAGCACTGTATTTGTTAAAGTTATTTAAATGAGCAATTTGAGACGAATTCCTATTAAATATATTAGGGATTATATTAAAAAAGATTATAAGTTACGAGATGAGTGCTATGTTTGTAAATGTACAGATAAATTAGAGCTTCATCATATGTATTCTATTTCACAACTATTTGAAGGTTGGTGTACTAAGAATAAAATTACTGAGGTAGAATCAGTAGAAGTTATTAAAGAAATACGAATTAAATTTTATAATGATGAAGCCGAAAGATTGAGTAATGATAATTTATATACTCTCTGCAAAACTCATCATGAAAGATTACATAATATCTATGGTCAGAGATATAGTAATCACATGTCACCAAAAATTATTAAGTGGTTAGAATTACAAAGAGAGAAGATGGAGAATAATGGCTAGAGATATTCCAGTATGGAGACAGTGGGTTGCAGAAAAACTTAACCCTGCTCAGCCATCGTTATCGGCTGCACAACCTTATGTAAGTCCCGAGATTATAGCTGATTATAAGCAAGCTTATAGAGAAGTTGAAGTTGTAAATAGGGCTATTGAATTAATTATAAATGGACTTATAGAGATACCTATTATAGTTGAGGGCGGTGGAGCTGTTAAGAAAGTAGATAAGCTTTTAAACAGAGCACCTAATCCTTTTGAAGATAGAGTAAAGCTTTTTAGACGTGCCTTTTTAGATTATTTATTAGATGGTAACGCCTTCTTTTATTATGACAAAACAAATATATACGTACTTCCAGCTAACGATATGGAAGTGATTCCAGATAAAAAAACCTTTATTTCTCACTATAACTTTTTAATTAGAAATATACAACAATCTTCTGTATATAATTTTAATAGACAAACTACTCGTCAAGATACTCACCTTAGATTTGAGGCTGACGAGATTATCCATATTAAAGCCGATAATGAAGATAGTATTTATAGAGGTGCTCCTAAGCTTAAATCTATAAAGCGTTTAATTGAACTTTATTATTATCTAATTAACTTTCAACGTCAGTTCTTTAAAAATAATGGTGTACCAGGTATAGTATTAACTACTGACTCAGTATTAAGCCCTAAAGTTAAAGAGCGTGTATTAGAACAATGGAGACAGAACTATTCTACAATTTTTGGTGGTGCAAGATCTCCAGCTATTTTAGACGGTGGACTACAGATAAGTCCTTTTGGTCAAGTAAAGTTCGCTGAATTAGACTTTGAATCTTCAGTTGAGCGTGTTCAACAAGATATTGCTAAAGCACTCGGAGTCCCTTATGTTCTTCTAAAAAGTGGAAATAATGCTAACATCCATGCTAATCAAGTATTATTTTATAATCATACTATTATGCCCATACTTGATCAGTTTTGTAGTTCTTTTGCTCATTTCTTTGGACCAGATATGATTATTAGACCAGATAGAGGTGCGGTATCATCTCTACGTGCAGACGAGAGAGTTCAAGCTCTATACTATTCTACACTAGTTAATACAGGTATTATGACACCAAACGAAGCTAGAGAAGGTTTGAGACTTGGTCCTATTGATGGTCATAATGATATTAGAATACCACAAAATATAGCAGGTAGTGCTGTAGATTCCTCACAAGGAGGAAGACCTTCCGAAGGAGGTCAAACTAGCACGCCAGAGGATACACAAAATGGATAAAATATTTCATGTTTATAGTCCTTTAACGGTAGAAAAATCTACTAAGAGTAAGAAAAAAGGATTAAAAATTGCAGGCTATGCTAATACCACCGATAAAGATCGCGCTGGAGATATTATAACTGCGCAAGCCTGGGCTAAAGGTGTAGACTACTACCGTAAAAATCCTGTTCTTCTTTATCAGCATGACCATAGTAAGCCTATCGGTCGTGTTGAAAAAATTTCTGTTGATCGTAAAGGTATCTTTGTTGAGGCTTATGTTAGTGATGCAGCAGAAAAACTACATGGTGTACAGACTCTTATTGAAGATGGTGCTTTAAAAAGCTTTTCTGTAGGTTTTAAGGTTAAGGATGGTCGTTATGATAGATCTAGCGACACTACTATGATTACAGACGTAGAACTACATGAGATTAGTGTAGTTAGCGTACCTTGTAATCAAGAAAGCCTATTTAGTGTTAGAAAAAGTTTTGAGTCCAACGATGATTATGATCAGTTTAAAAAGAGTTTAAAAGATGCCAGCTTATCTGATGAAACTAAAGCAATGTGCCGTATTTATATAGGTATTAGTAATAATGTAAATAATCATTATCATACTTTAGAGATGGATGATAGTGGTAATGGAGTTACTACCTACTCTTCTCATGGACAAGATCACTACCATAAAATAACTAATTATAAGATGGAGTCTGCCCAAGGTCATACTCATGAAGTAGTATTTTTAGTACAGCCTTCTGCATCAAGTGGAAGTCAAGAAGTTGAAGACGATGAGGACGAGCGCCCAATGTCACCAAGCGAGGTAGCTGCTAGCAGAAATCCAAATTATTCTTCAGTTACTTTATATTCTGAAACAGAGGAGAGCCTAATGAAAAAGACACAAGAAATTATGGAAGACGATTTAGTCAAAGAATTTGATACTTCTAAAGAAGTAGAAATTGAAGAAGAGGAAGAAGTAAGTAAAGTATCTTCTAATCCTTATGAGCTAATTCCTTTTATTAATCTTTTAAGTGCAGAAACAGCTTATGTTAAAAATGGTTCGTATGCGAAATACGAAGGAAAAAGGTACCAAGTAACAAAAATTGCTACTGCCCAAAACCCTATTTTTCAATTTTTAGAAGTTGACTTAAATGGTAAATCATTAGATAATACAGTTACAATTTCTGCTGAAAATTTATCAGTAGTAAATTTCTGGGATATAGGATCTAATTACGATCTTGAAGTAGTATCTACAGAAACTAAGAGTTTAACAGACTCTGAGCGTCAAACTATTAAAGATCGCTTTAAGTCTTTAATTAATATTTCTGAACAAGAGCTTTACGCAGTAAAAGATAAAGATACTGTTAAAAATAGTGAACTTTTACAAGAGAAGCTTAATAAAACACTTAATCTAAAAACTACACCATCATCAGAATGGAATGACACTAATTATCATATAGCAAATATAATGCTTAAAAATATTGAAAAGCTTAAGAGTATTGACTGCGAAGATGGCGAAGAAACTTCTAAGAATCTAGCCCTATTAGTAAACGGTCATAAGACTACTAAGACTATAAAGGAGAAAGAAACAATGGCAACCGAAAATATTGGTGAACCAATTGTACTAGAGACTGAAAAGAAGGCTACTACTACAACTGAAACAGTGGTAGAGAAGTCTGACGTCTCAGTAGTAGTTGGCGATAATAGAGCAGAGAAGCTAGTCCAGAAGGCTGGTGAGACTGTAATGAAAGAAGCTGACGAAGTTGATCGTAGAGGTGAAGTATCTCGCCAGACTCGTGAAGAGTTAGAAGAACTAAAGTCACAGATTTCAAAGTATAAGAACGAGATTAAGGCTATCACTGATAGTAAGAATGTTTATCAGGAGCAGAGTCGTAATACCTCACGCTTCACTGAGAAGCAGATGGCTAATGCTTTCCTACTAGCTAAGGCTATGAATCGTCGTGACGTATTTGATACTAAGCTTGGTAATCAGATTAAAGCCGTTACATCCGTTGATCAGTTCCTACAGAACTTCTCAACTAACATCTACGAAGAAATGGAACAGCAGCTAGTAATTGCTCCAATGTTTGATCGTATTCAGGTTGATGCTAAGACATTCCGTGTCCCAGTAGCAAACGAAGATACTGATGACTTTGTGGCTCAGTTTGCTTCCGGAACTTATGCGACTGGTATTGGCGATCTAACTAACGTCCCAACTTCCAATCAGCATGCAATCTCATCTGTAGATTTCACACCACATAAGTTCATGGTAACAACTCACCTAGCCAAGGACGAAGAAGAGGATACAATTCTTCCTCTAATCGACTTCCTACGTCGTGCTGCTACTCGCCGTCTATCACGTTCTATTGATAAGGCTATTCTACGTGGTACTGGCGCACTAACTGGCTTCACTGCACAGCCAGCTACTACTTCAACTTATGCATCCGTTGTTAAGGGTATTATTACCATGGCAAACCAGGTTGCAACTGACGGTCTATCAGTACGTACAGCTGACGCAACTACTAAGGCTTCTGCCGCAAATATTGCTTCAGCCCGTGCTAAGATGGGTAAGTATGGTCTACAGCTAGGTGATCACCTAGTATACCTAACTACAATCGAAGGTTACAACGAGCTTGTAACAACTTCCGATTTCCGTACTGTTGATAAGTTCGGACCAAATGCTACTTACCTAACAGGTTCAGTAGGTGCTGTTTATGGTATCCCAGTGGTAATCACTGAGTTCCTAGACAACATTGGTTCAAACTCAAAC